GAAGCAGAAAGCATTTTCAAACTAGCAAATGAGTTCAGTTATGCGAGCTATCAACAATTGATCGACCTTGGTTTATCGAGAGAGCTTGCTCGTGGTGTTCTTCCTCAAAGCACATACACCACTTTTTATATGACAGGCAATCTTCACAACTGGATTAAGTTTATCAAGCTTCGTGATCATGATCATGCTCAACCGGAGACTAGGGAGATAGCGCAACAGATCAAACAAGCTCTTGAAGTCTGCTTTCCAAACTCAATGGAAGCTTTCTTCAAAGACCCTGGAGTATAATATGAGTGACACTGAATGGCTTGATAGCTTAGCAATACATTGGCTAACTACACAGACACCGCCAAAAGTTGGTCGACCTATTCAAAGGATTAAACCTAAGAAACTGACTCAAATCTATAGATTAATGAGCAGAGGCTTGACCATACAAGAGGTCGCTAAAAAAGTGATGATATCACAGTCTACTTTGTACAAGGTACTATCTAGCTCCAAGCACCCTGACTCAGCACAACTAAATGAAGCTGTAAAACGTGGTAAATTAAACGCTAAAAATCCTATTGGTAAATATATTGCTGAATTGAGTCTTGAGTTGATGGAAACAAGCCCAAAGCCTATTGATCGTAAAGAGTTAATAGAGCTAGGAGTTAAGTTTGCTGATGGTTTAAAAAAAATAGGATTTGATAAGCCCAAATAAAAAATAAATCAATTAGGTTAACAATTAACACTAAGGACAGTCCATGAGTTTAGAAAAGCTAAAAGAGTTTATTCTCCATCTTCACAAACAAGGTTTCTCTATTAATGAGATTCAAAAGGCCATCATTACGAATCACAATATGGTCTTATGTTTGGACGATGTTCAAGGCTTGCTTGATGAAGCTTTAACTGCTCAAAGCGTACAAAAACACGCACGCACGAGGGAAGAACAAGTTTTAAAAGCACTTTGTGAGATTAAGAAACGTCTTGTCCATACTGACTGTTCACCACTTCACCGAGAGAGTGAAGCTCTTTATAGAACACTATGGACAACAATCGGAGAGCATTATGGATGGGACAAAGAAGAAGACATCGAAGACACCGAAGACCAAGACCAAGACCAAGACCAAGCGCAAGACTAGAGCAGAGATAGAGCGAGCAAAAAAGAAAGAGCTTGTTCTTGAAAACATCCGAGTAGGAATGTCAATTGATGCATCATGCTCTCAAGCCGGTGTTGGTCGTCGCACTCATTACGATTGGCTTGAGAAAGATGACGCTTATGAAGAAGAAGTCAATGCTGCCATAGGATTTAGTGAAGCGGTTATGTTGTCACGACTTGATAGATGTATTGACGATAAGATGGATTGGAGAGGATGGGCTTGGAGACTATCTAAAAGATTTCCTGACAAGTATGGAGATCTCAAGACTCTTGATCTTAATGTTTCTAAGCAGTCGGACGGTTCTCAAGAAGTACTTAGCATGATGAAGCAACTCGAAGAACAGTTCCAAAATAAGAAAAGCCTAACTTCTTCAAGGGAGAACTTAGAAGAAAGTTAGGCTTCACTGACATGAATAGAATGACAAGTTCTAATCAAGAGGAAGACTAAAACATATCATGAGTGAAATCAAACTAAATCCTTTACAGCTTGAAATCATGAGAAGCATAACCCGAAAAGATAAAGTGATAGCAGCTCGATGTGGATGGGGATCGGGCAAGACTTCAGCTCTTGTATTCTCCATCCTTTATCTCTCCAAGACTCGACCTGGAACTTCATCGCTATTAGTCACAGATACAACTCCAAGATATAATTCAGTTTTGATGCCTGAGATGGAGAAGTGGCTTGGTCCACTTGGTTGGACTTATAACCACACAATGAAACAATGGACTGATAAACACACAGGGAGTCAAGTGTGGTGTCGCTCTTACTTTCGACCGGGAACAAGAGAAGCGACTCACAATCCTCTTGAGGGCTTGAACGTTACGAGCGGAGTCTGCTTAATTGATGAATGTCAGACCTTGACTCAAGAGGTAGCTCACAAAGCTCTTGGTCGTTTAAGAGCAGGACCAAGTCCAATCTTGATCTTAGTTGGCTTGCCTGTCGTTGATGCTTGGTGGGTCAATATGGCAGAGAATCAAGGACTCACACCTTTGTTTTTTAGTTCATATGTCAACCAAGATAATCTTGCTGATGAATGGTTTGAAGCGACTAAGATGCTTCCTCCCGACGAACGAGAAGCGATGATCATGAATAAACCAAAGCCTCCAACCGGCTTGATATATTCTGAGTTCACCGAAGCTAGTCATGTCGTCAAAGATTGGCAGTATAACGAAACTATGACAGGTCGTATCGCCATCGATTGGGGCTTCAGGAAACCAAGTGTTTTGATTCTTGTTTATGATGATGAGCTTCAAGCTTCGGTCATCTGCCATGAGATCAATCCAAAGGAAGTCACCACTCAACAGCTCACTACTTTAATTCTTGCCATAGCTTGGCCAAGGTCATTGAAAGATCAAGCTCCTGGTCCACGAATATGGTTAGATACTGGAGTAGCTGACAAAGCCGGAAAGGCAAGGAACGATCAAACAGGTCAAAGCGCTTTCCGAGTAATGAGGCAATTACCGCCAAGAGGGCTTGGAGTTCCATTAAGACACACTACCGATCCAATCAAGGTCGACATACTCAATGGAGTCCAAAGACTTAAACGAGCATTAAACTCTAAAAAGTATCTAGTCACCAAAGAAGTTTGGGACAAGGGAGAGCGAGCAAGTGGAAACAGTATAAGAAAGGCTATTCTCTCTTATGCTTGGGATAACAAGGAGCAGCCAAAAAAAGACGGTAGAGAAGATCCACTCGACGCTTTAAGATATGATTGTATAACATTCAATTGGAATGAGAGCGCTCTTGATCAGAAATACAAGCCAAGACGATCAGCAATAAAAGGAAGTAGGAAAGTAAATGTCGGCGGTTCAAAGACAAGGAGTTTTTAATGTGGATAATACCAAAGAACTTACCCATATTTCATTATGCGCAGGATATGGAGGGATTGATCTTGGACTCTCAAGAACTCTCGGATCAATTAGAACAGTCTGTTTTGTGGAGATCGAAAGTTTCGCAATCAAGAACCTGGTCTCGAAGATTGAAAAAGGACTGCTCTCTACAGCTCCTATATTCACAGACCTTAAAAAGTTCCCTTGGCGACTCTTTAATGGAAAAGTGGACCTCCTCAGTGGGGGCTTCCCTTGTCAGCCTTTTAGCGTTGCAGGAAGAAAGCAAGGAGATCAAGACCCACGACACTTATGGCCATACATCACAAAAGGAATTGAACAGTTGGGAAGACCTCCCATTGTTTTCTTCGAGAACGTTTCAGGAATCATCTCAAGTAAACTCAAAGGAAACGATTGGACAGACAGAGAGGGGACTTCAGTTTTGTTGCATGTCCTTAGAGAGCTGGAAAGATTGGGTTACAAAACAACGGCGGGCATATTCTCAGCGACTGAAGTTGGCGCACCACACCAAAGGAAAAGAGTGTTCATTCTTGGTGTCAGAAATGAACTCCAACAAAGTGGAGTTCATTTCATCAATGAACTCATCAATTCTAATCAATCAGACAGAGGTACGGCATGGCCAGCTTCAAGAGGACAAAGACCGCATTGGTACGAACCACCAAGAGTTACGATGGGCAACACCATGCACGATGGATCACTTGACTCCAAAGAGTCAAGAGACACTAATGAGGCAAGCGACAACAATACGCAAGGGCAGGAAAGCACCCTCAGATTCGAGGGTGCAAGTAGACCCTGTGGCGATGGAAGTATACAAACAAGCAAATTGGGCAACTTCGATGGCAGGAATCAAGAACCATATGGGAGCGGAGTTGATTTTATCAATGGATTTATTAAGTCAAATAAATCAAATAAATCCGCAGCATGGCCAGTTTCAAGAGGACAAACACAATTTTGGTTTGAGCCGCCTAGAGTCACAATGGCCAACTCCAACGGCTGGAATGGAAATGAGAGAACTTGGTGCAAAAATAGATTATTTCAAGAGAAGACAAAGCTTAAGGAAACAAATAGGATTGCAAGGGACAATGACGCTAGACAGTCAGAAATTTGTAGGAAGTCTCAATCCTCGGTGGGTAGAGACACTTATGGGACTACCAATTGGTTGGACTATGCCAAGCTTTTTGAATCCTGTGAAAGTAGAACGGATGAGCTCCGATTGCTCGGGAATGGAGTCATCCCCGACACAGCAGGCAAAGCTTTCAAACTCTTATGGGAAAGGCTGGCACACTCCGACAACTTTAGACAGTAGAGAACATAGTATGAGAAACTACTATAAGGATCGAAAGTGTGGAAAGGAACGCAAAAAAGAGGGCTTATCAAGACAAGCATTAGAAACTTTTAATGAACAAAGGTTTGAAAGTTTTATTTTACATATTCAAAAAAGTTGTCCTGAGAGCAAAAAACTTTCTAATGAGTTCGATGAGTGCATTTTAGATCATAATGGTAAACAATTTGTTTATTCATCAAAACGAATACTTAAGATACTTATAAAAGATTCTAAAAGTAAGATTAAGCAAGGTGTTCTTGATAAGTATGATGATACAAGCCTTGAAGATTCTGCTTTAATATATGCAATAGAAGACTTTGAGTATAAATTTGAAGCTATAAAAGGAGAGTTTGATCCTGTATATTTAGAAGATACAAACTTTCACTTTAAGGTTTAAAAATGGAGTTTATAGAAACTAAATTAGCCATAGTTCTCCTTGACCTCATAGGCTCGACTAAGTTTGTTCAGTCGGTTGGCGCTATGAAGTCCGCTCAATGGCTTCAATACCATGATAGACTTGCAAGGTCTTTGATCTACCGTTTCAATGGCCGAGAGATAGACCGTTCTGATGGATTCCTCCTGAGCTTTGAGCGACCAATTGACGCTGTGAATTTCGCTCTTACTTATCAAGAGACAATCCCACCGAAAACAAGGCTTGGTTGTCGGATTGGGATTCATTGGGGGAAGATAGTTGAAGTTAAGCAAGCTGAGATCTACACCATGACTGGAGCTAAGTCTGTCGAACTTGAGGGAGTAGCCAAGAACATATCAGCTCGGACTATGTCAATCTGTCAAGCCGGTCAAGTGCTGCTTACCCTTGAAGCTATGAAAGCTATC